TGGCCTTTGCCTCATCTCCTACATCTGTCAGGATCTCGCTGACGTCCTCTTCGAGAATGTCGGAATATTCCTGCATAGCTTTTGCAATCTGCTTTGAGAAATCTCCGGTCATCGGTCTTCACCTATCCTTGTGCCAAGGTACAACTCAATGCGGTCATCCACTTCATAAGTCCTGTATATCTCGTATCTCTTGCCCTGCCATTCGCAAAGGCTTTCGCCTGAATAGTCAAGGAAGAAGACCTCACAGCGGCACTCCGCATCAAAGCCTCGCCTGTAAGCCTCCTGCTGTTCCGTCTGAGAGACAGAGCGGTATAAGCACGGGACAAGTGTTTCTGAGTAGCTTTCGGTTATATCCTGACCTATGGAGTCCTTCTCTCTGTTTTCCTGCAAAAGTGTAAGATAAGACTGTCTATGCATTGCCCGCCTCCTGCATTTTTTCAGAGAAGACTCGGTTATTGATTGCCCATCTCAGCCACTTTGGCATTGCCCTTTCCTCTTCAAACCTTTGACGGTAAAGAAACTCAGCATAGCCTTCTATCAGCTGCATATCTTCTATGCCGTTCTCGTCAAGAGAGGAGATTCCCTCTCTGACAAGAAAAGCCTTTGATGCGTCAAGGAGCTGAGTCAGGTATGAATCATAGCTGTCTGTCGCTATAAGCAGCCCTTGTTTGAGCAAGGAGAGTGCTGTCTGTGTTGCCATTCTTTACCTCTCCTTTCAAAGATATTAGCTTTCTGGTGTAGCAGGTGTAGTTGTGTTTGCAGTATCAGCTGCAAAAGTGATGCCTGTTGCTGATGGTGTAGTACCCTTAATACCGATAGCCACAAAGCCCTCAGCAATTGCAGGAGTACCGTCATATCTTGCTGTGCCCTTGAAGACTGTCTGATCGTTGATAAATCTGACGTGCTCTGAGCTTTCGAGCTTTGTGCCTGCTCTCTCGGCAAGGAGGTAAAGGTCACCGTATCCACCAAAAATCATGTTGTCAGGGATGAAAGGCAGTACCACAATGTCACCACCAACTATAGGCATTGTTGCGTCTACTCCTGATACTACAGCACCCGCTGCATTGATAGATACAGCCTCTGCCATGATAGCGGAATATGTGGTCTCGTTCATAGCCCAGAACTTTGTGCCACGGCTGTAAACACCCTTTGCGGCGGCAGAGTCAAGGATGAACGCCTTGAAGAAGTCTGTGCCTGTTGATGCTGCAGCGATGGTGAGGACGTTTGATGTGTGAAGGTCTACCCATGGTCTTGCGGTTGATGAATAGCCTGAAGGCTGTGCTGTCTGTGCAAGACGTGTGAAGAAGCCAAGCGGCATTCTTGTGCCATCGCCGAAGATGATTGCCTTATCGAGAGCGTATCCGATAGCCTGAGCGATAGCGTCAAGGATAGTAGAGGCAAGGTCTATGTCTGAGTCTTCAAGTACTGCATTACATACCGGAATAAATCCGCCTACCTTCCAACCGTCTACTTCGTTCTGATAGAACGCAAGTGAAAGCTCGTTGAGATTTGCGCACATTTCAGTCCATACTGCCTCAGGAATAGTTCCCATGACAGTCTGTCTGCCTGTACCTGATACTCTCACAAGATTTACTCTGTTTACGAGCTTTGAGTATTTGAGAACGTTTTCCCTGAGGAGTCCGAGGAAGTTATCAGGAATGAGGAGTCCTGCATTTGAGAGTGCTCTCTTTTCCTTGATGGCTGTTCTGACTTCCGAGATGAAGTTCTTCACCTTTTCTGTCTCAAACATTGCTGTTCTCTCTTCGAGAGAAAGTGAAGCGAATACATTTCTTCTGTTCATGATTTTCATGTCCTTTCGTTCTTCTGATTTTTTCTCCTGTGGCTTGCCCTGCTGTGCTGCTTTCGTTCTTTCCTCAGCATCGGCAAGGTCACTTTCGAGCTTTTCTATTTCCTCTCTGAGGGTCTTTTCTTCTGCTTCGGCAGAATCTTTCTCAGCTGTGAAATTATCCACAGCTTCTTCAACTGCTGCCTTTTCTTCGTCGGTCTGAGCCTCTGCGATATCTTTTTCAAGCTCAGCTTCTCTTTCCTCAAAACCGTTCATCTTTGTTCTGAGCGTTTCAAGAGCCTTCTTTGCATCATCGATTTTTCTTTTCATTACCAGTGTTTTCAGCATTTTCTTTTCCTTTCAGTTTCTGTAAGAGGTCAGCCTTCCATTTGTCAGCTTTCCTCTTTTCGATCTGTTCTTTCTGCTCTGCCCTTGCGGAAATTCCTGTCGCTTCATAGGCAGGAAAGGTACAAGGAGATACCTCATAGAGCTTTGCTTTCTTGATGGTGAAATGCAGTTCCTCGCCTCGGTACTCGGTCTCCTCATCGAGAATATCAAACCCGAAACTACACTGAGACACATCTCCTCGCTTTACACGTTCATACAGGTTGAGAGCATCGGTATCGTTCGGATTGATTTTGATGCTGCCCCACAGTCCATGTGAATCCTCTCGGAGTTCAAGTGTGCCTGCCGCTGTTCTGCCAAGAACCAGTGTAGTATCGTGATTGATGAGTGCTCTCACGTCATCAGACAAGCTTTCTGTGAATGTCCCCGGAGCTATACTTTCAGACAGTCCCGGAGCCATATTATAATCACTGTTAAACACAGCGAAGTATCCTTCTATCTTTTTCTCTTCCGTTCCGTCTTCACGAACCTGAAAGTCCGTCCGGAATGTTCTGTACTGCTTTTCCATGTCATTCTCCTCCTGCGTCCAGTTTCTTCTGATTTCCTGCCATATCGTAAGGGATATAGTTTTCAAGAACTCGGAACTCGTCAAGTCCCTCTGCCCTTTCAAGTCCTACCTTTTCACGCCATTCGTTTCCGCTGACAAATCCGGACTTACTACCTTCCAGCAGGATGTTTGATATAGTCTCCAGATTCCAGCTCATCAGCGACCAGAGGTTGAACTTGATGTACCAGTTCGGGGAGATAATGAGTTTCTTTGTCAGCTCCTGCTGGATCTCCATAGCTATGGATTTTACAGTGGTATTGATAAAATTGTTCCACTCATCCTCTTTGAATTCTCCAATGCCCAGAACATAGGCAGGAACTCCCAGAACAGCTGCTACTGTTCTCTTGTTCAGCGTCAGGGTGTCGGATATAGCAAGGTCAGAAAGGCTCAGCGGCCTTACCTGTTCTATCTCTATCTGTTCTGATGGTATTACCCACGGTTCTCCTGCATTTGTGGTCTCGATGTAGTTTTCCAGGAGTCTATGTCTGCCCTGCTGTGAAGCGAACTCCTCGTCCAAAGCATCCACTTTGATGATGAGAGACGGTTTCCACTCGCTCTTCATGAAAGATTTTTCCGTCTTCATGCCCTGATCTAAGACACCTGCAAGGTCTTTGAGACAGGTTTTCAGCCCCTGTCCCTTCCAAGGGTAATGTCTGTCAGGGTTGAAAACAAAGTGGAGAACGTCAGCACTATCAAACGCAGAACCGTTTATCGTTACAGTGTAGTCTGTTAAACTCCCCGGCACGGGATTAAATGTCACACTTCCTGCCGGGACAGGTATCAGCTGAGCCAGGTAACCGCCGTTCGTCTCCGGGATCACTACGCTGTTTCCGTCCCCATAGAGGAGAAGATTCATGACCACGCTCTCAATGAACGATTTCCTTGTCTGCGACTTGTTCGGGTCGATATCTAACTTTCGGGACAGCTCATTTACTATCCTGCGGTCGCCTTTTTCTCTGTTCTCCCATATCTGAATTGTCATTGAGCCTATCAGCTCCGCTATCTTGCGGCAGCCTGCGACTATCTCAGGACACCTGCTCAGAGGGACATAGCCCTCCGTGCAAGCATTCATGAAGTAGTCGTTGTTCGCAATGACAACACTGCTTCTCTTGCTTTTTTCTCTTTTCTTTCTGCCGAATATATTCATTCGCCGAACCAGTCCTTTCCGACCTGCGATCTGTGCATCTCTTCCAAATATCTCACACAGGCAAAGACGCTTGCGTCGAAGAGGTCTATTCTCATTGTCTTTCCCACTTTCTCGTACTGAATCATGTCATCAGTTTTCTCAATTGCTGACACATTTTCCACGCAGTACTCATACGCCTCAGAGTGCATATAGTATAGTTTGCCGTCCTTAGCCTTTTTCTCGATGTGTCGGAAGCCTTCCGACTTCTTGATGTACAGCTGAGGTTGGTCAACTACTCTGAACTTTGCCGCCTGCATCTCAAGAAAATACTCTCTGGCAAACTTTCTGTCATGCCCTACCTTGACTATCTTGAATCCCTTTTTCCGCATCTCCACAAACCAATTCACCACGTCTGACGCATTTACAGTAGGGCTATTGCACATAGGCAGCCATCCGTCGTCCTGCAATCCGAACAGTGGGATGTTCTCCT